GGTTAAAGCGGGTTTTCAAAGACTTGGACAAAAACAAGTTGCAGACCGTCGAAAGCCTTATCCGGAACGCCGCGTTTATGGCGGTGAGCCTTGAAGAGTTGCAGGAAATCATAAACGAAGAGGGATACACCGTCGAATACCAAAACGGGGCAAATCAGAGCGGGACAAAGCAAAGCGACGCGGTGAAAACGCATATCGCAATGACGAAAAATCACGCCGCCATTATCAAGCAGCTTTGCGATCTTGTACCGCCCGAAAAGAAGAAAGAAAGCCGATTACAGGCATTAAGGGACGAATAAAAATGCCGTTTTCAAACTACATTTACGAATATTTCGACGGGATTTCTTCGGGGAAAATTGTTGTCGGCAAGTGGGTTCGGCTTTTGTATGAATACATCGTGCAGGGGCTTCAAGACGGGCTTTTCACCTTCGACGCGAAGAAGGCAAACAAAGCGATCCGGTTTATCGAAAACTTTTGCCACCATTGCGAGGGGCGCACAGACCTTTTGAAGCTGGAGCTATGGCAGAAAGCCGCCGTTTCAATCATGTTCGGGATCGTCGAGCCGGACGGAACGCGCGTCTTTCGCGAAGTCTTTATTGTGATCGGGCGAAAGAACGGCAAAACGCTTTTTGCGTCCGCCGTGATTGCGTACATGGCATATCTTGATGGCGAATACGGCGCGAAAATATATTGCCTTGCGCCGAAGCTGGAACAAGCAAACATCGTGTACGACAATTTCTTTCAGATGATAAAAAAAGAACCGGAGCTTTCCGAGCTATCGCAAAAGCGCCGTTCCGATATTTACGTCGAAGAGAGCAACACGGCAATAAAGCCGCTGGCGTTTAACGCGAAGAAATCAGACGGCTTCAATCCGCATTTAGTCGTAAACGATGAAGTCGCGTCGTGGCGCGGCGACGGCGGATTGAAACAGTATGAAGTTATGAAATCCGCGCTGGGCGCGCGCCGCCAGCCGATGATCCTTTCTATCAGCACGGCGGGCTATGAAAACGACGGTATCTTCGATGAATTGATGAAGCGTTCAACGGCGTTTTTGAAGGGCGGCAGCAAGGAACGCCGCCTTCTTCCCCTTCTCTACATGATCGACGACGTGGAGAAATGGAACGACCTTGAAGAGCTTAAAAAGGCAAATCCGAACATGGGCGTTTCGGTATCGCCGGAATTCTTCAAAGAAGAAATCGCCGTCGCAGAAATGAGCCTTTCAAAGCGGGCGGAATTTCTGACGAAGTATTGCAACATCAAGCAGAATTCTTCAATCGCTTGGCTTGATTATAGCGTCGTGGACGGCGCAGGAATTCACGCGAAGCTGGAGGAATTCAAAGACAGCTACGCGGTGGGAGGAATAGACCTTTCGCAAACAACGGACTTGACAGCGGCTTCAATCGTGATCGAGCGGGACGGCGTTTTGTACGCTTTCGCAAAATTCTTTATGCCAGCGAACAGGCTTGAAACCGCGCAAGCGATCGACGGTGTGCCGTATGACATATTCGCGAAGCAAGGTATCTTGAAGCTATCCGGCGAAAACCACGTCGATTACAAAGACGTTTTCGAGTGGTTCGCAGAGCTTCGGGACAAGTACGGAATTTACATCTTGAAGATCGGATACGACCGTTATAGCGCGCAATATCTGATCGACGACTTGAAAGCGGCGGGCTTCCAAACGGACGACGTGTTTCAAGGTGAAAATCTTGCGCCCGTGATCCGCGAGTTTGAAGGCATTATCAAAGACGGAAACTTCAAGATCGCCGACAACAATTTGTTGAAGGCGCATTTCTTGAACGTCGCTTTGAAGCACAACATGGAAACACGGAAATTTCGTCCGGTCAAGATTGAACAGCGGGCGCGCATTGACGGCTTCGTTTCCGTGATCGACGCGCTAACCGTGCGGCAGAAATATTATAACGAAATAGGCGAAATGCTTAAAAATGCGGGGTGATAAAAATGGGAGTATTTGAAACGATCTTCAAAAGACCGAAAGCGGACTTGAAAGCGGAAGGATACTTCAAAATGCTAAACGGGTACACGCCCGTTTTTACGAACGCGCCGGAAAGCCTTTACGAAATGGAGCTTACGCGGGCGGCGATACATTCCTTCGCTTCCTTCGCGTCGAAGCTGAAACCGGAAATCAGCGGAGCAGCGAAAAAGCACCTTGAACGGACTTTGCAATTCAAGCCAAATCCGTTTATGGATACATCGAAATTCATATACAGGATCGCGACAATCCTTTCGGTGAACAACACTTGTTTCATTGTGCCGATTGAAGATGATTTCGGGGAATTGATCGGGTATTATCCCCTTCTTCCCCAGCGGTGCGAAGTTGTCGAGTTTGGCGGCGCGCCGTTTTTGCGCTATACCTTCGCCAGCGGGCAGAAGGCGGCAATCGAATTCGAGCGCGTCGGAGTGCTGACAAACTTTCAGTACAAGGACGATTTCTTCGGCGAAAGCAACGCCGCGCTTCGCCCGACAATGCAGCTAATCCACACGCAAAATCAAGGGATTATAAACGGCGTGAAGAATTCGGCTTCGGTTCGCTTCCTTGCGAAAGTCGCAAATATGTTAAAGCCGGAGGATATAACGAAAGAGCGAAAGCGCTTTACGGCGGATAACCTTTCGGCGGACAATCAATCCGGCATGGTGATTTATGACGCGAAGTTCGCGGACGTGAAGCCGATCGAAAGCAAGCCGTTCACCGTGAACGCGGCGCAGATGGCGCAGATCAACGAAAATGTTTTTAACTACTTCGGGACGAATGCGGGCATTCTGCAAAACAAATATACAGAGGACGAATGGAACGCCTACTATGAAGGCAAGATCGAGCCTTTCGCGATCCAGCTTTCCCTTGTATTGTCGAACATGACGTTCAGCGATCGGGAATTGTCCTTCGGAAATGCGATCACATTTACCGCGAACAGGCTTCAATACGCTTCAAACGCGACGAAGCTAAATATCAGCACACAGCTTTTTGACCGTGGCTTGTTGAACCGTAACGGCGTTATGGATATTTGGAACATGGCGCACGTTGAAGGCGGCGACAAGTATTATATACGCAAAGAGTACACGGAAGTTTCAGAATTGGGAAAGGAGGTTGTACCAAATGCCGATGGTGAAGGATCGGGAATACCGAACGATGATCCAGCCGCTGCTGATCCCGCAGGGGACGAAGGAAAAGAGGATTGACACGGACTTCTACGTGGAAGGATACGCCACGACGTTCGACAAGCCGTATTTGCTTTATGAGTACGACGGGCAAAAATACTTCGAGCGGATCGACAGAAACGCGCTTGTGGGCGCGGATATGTCCGACGTGATTATGCAGTACGATCACACGGGGAAGGTGCTTGCCCGCCTTTCCAACAAGACGCTGGGCGTGGAAGTAACCGAAAGCGGGCTTTTCACGTTCGCGGACTTGTCAAAATCCCGTGCCGCGCAAGATATGTTCGAGGAAATCAAAAACGGACTTATTACGAAAATGTCGTGGGCGTTCCGTGTAACGGAAGATAGCTACGACAGAGACACGCGGACGCGGACGATCCTAAAGGTTGCGAAGGTTTACGACGTTTCGGCGGTATCCATTCCGGCGAACGGCGATACCGAAATTTCGGCGCGTTCCTACTTTGACGGAGTGATCGAGCGGGAGCAGCAGGAGCGGATGGAGCGCCGGAAACAAATTCTAAAAATCAAACTTATGATGGAGGTTTAACACAATGAGAATTAAAGAAATCGAAGCCCGCCTTGCGGCTATCAAGCAGGAGATCGAAACACGCGGCGCGGATATGACCGCCGCCGAGATCGACGCGCTGGAGCAGGAAACCACGCAGCTTACCGAAGAGCGCGCCGGACTGATCGCCGCCGCCGAGAAGCGCAACGGCATTCTGGACAATATCGCGAAGGGCGCGGGCGTTGTTTCCCGTTCCTTCGAGCAGAGAGGGCAGCAGGAAGAGAAGCCGGACGATCCCTTCGGTACGCCCGAATACCGTTCCGCGTGGTTGAAGCAGCTTCGCCGCCTTCCGCTGACCGAAGCGGAGAACCGCGCCTTCATGGAAGCGCGCGCGTATGCGAACGCCAGCGGCACGGGTGCGGAGGTTATCCCCACGCAGACCGCGAACGTACCCTTCTTCACGTCAAAGGCGCGGTGAAGTTTGCCGTCGAGAGCGCGAACAACGCCGCCGCGATCCACACCGAAAACGCGGCTATCACGCCCGCCGCCGATACGCTGACCACCGTTCAGCTTTCCGGCTATGAGATCATCAAGCTGGTTCAGATTTCCGACACCGTTATGACAATGAGCATTGCGGCGTTTGAAAGCTGGATCGTCGATATGCTGGCGGAAGCGATCGCCCGCAAAGTCGAAGATTTGCTTATCAACGGAACGGGCAGTTCCCAGCCGACAGGCATTGACAAGGCGAACACATGGGGCGCAACGAACAGCGTTACCGTAACAAAGGCGGGAAGCCTTACCGCCGCGAACGTGCAAGCGCTGATCGGCTTGCTTCCTTCCGGCTATGACCGGAACGGCAAGTTCGTTATGAACAAGAAAACCTTGTTCACGGACTTTATGCCGTTACAGGACAACAGCAAAAACCACATTGTAACCGTGCAGAACAACGCATACTTCGTTTACGGGTATCCGGTGCTTCTGTCCGATTACGTCGCGGATCACGAAGCCTTCTTGGGAGATTACAAGAAGGTTTGCGCGAACCTTGCCGAGAACATCGGCGTAAAATCCGCCTACGACATCGACACGAACAGCTACAAATACAGCGGTATCGCGATCTTCGATTGCGTCCCCGCTATCGGCGAAGCTATCGTGAAGCTGGTAAAGGCGACCGCATAACGGAGGGATCGAACAATGCTTGACAAGGTAAAGCTGGCGTTGCGTATCAGCGGAAGCGCCTTCGATGAAGAAGTAACCGACTTGATAAATGCCGCGATCGCCGATCTTCGCCTTGTCGGTATCAGCGTTCCGGAAGTACAGGGATCGCCCAGCGAGAAGCTGGGCGATCCTCTTCTTGAACGCGCGATCGTGCTTTATGCAAAGGCGGAATTCGGCTGGAACAATGACGCGGAACGCTACCGCAAAGCATACGACTATTTGAAATGCGCGTTGTCTTTGTCCGGCGATCACATCGAAAGCGAGGGTGAAAAATGAGGTGGTGCGAACAAATAACCTTGATTGCGCTTGCCGATCCTTCGCCGCGCACGAACGAACACGGCTTCCCCGCCGACCGCGAGGAAACCGCGACAACGGTTTTCGCCGACAAGAAATCCGTGGGCTTTTCGGAGTTCTACAAGGCGCAGCAAGCAGGATATACGACGGAATTAAAATTCGACGTGTATTCTTTCGAGTACGCCGGACAGCAGATCGTGGAATATCCCGTTTCGAGCGGGAAGCGGTATCGCGTCTTGCGGACATACACGCCGCCGAACGGGGAGTTTACGGAATTGACGCTGGTTGACCTTCCGGAAGCGGAGGGCAGCAGCGGAGCGGAAGAAGGCGGCGGCGATGGCTAAATTCACCGTGGCGGGGCTTGACGACGTACAAGAAGCAATGCTTCGCAGGGACAAGGCGACAATGGAAGCCGTGCCGGAAATGCTGAAAGCGGGCGGCGAGGTTATCAAAAGCGCGTTTCAAGAGGAAACAGCAAAGCTAAACAGCACGGGGCGCGGCACGGGCGCGCTTACCGCGTCGATCAAAGTATCGGCAGTAAAGGAGCGGGACGGCGGAAAATTCGTCGAGATCGCGCCCACCGGAACGGATCGGCACGGGGTACGCAACGCCGAAAAAGGCTTTGTACTGAATTACGGGCGTTCTAATATGCCCGCGCGCCCGTGGTTTACGGCAGCGAATGCGAAAGCGGCGGGCAAAGCAACGGAAGAAATGCGCCGCGTATGGGAGGAAAAACAAAATGGACGTTGACAGCTTGCTTCACAGCACATTAAAGGGGCTGGGCGTTCCCGTCGAACGCTTGAAATACGGCGGAAGGGCGGCTTCCTATATCACATATCAGCTTGCCGCAGGACGCGACGACTTCTTCGCAGACGATGAAGAGGGCGCGACGGAATACACGTATCAAGTACACATTTTTTCAAAGAAAGATTACTTCCCGCTTGTCAAAGCCTTAAAAAAGGCGCTGAAAGCAGCGGGCTTCTACGGGGTGCAGATCGGCGCGGAAGTATTCGAGCGGGACACGGGATATTATCACATTCCCGTGGAAATCAAATTTATGGAGGTATGAGAATATGGCAACAATCGGATTGCGCGATCTTTACCGCGCGCCCATTACGACCGGAAGCGACGGCAAAGAAACCTACGGAACGCCCGTCAAGATGGCGAAGGCGATTTCGGCGGAGCTTACCGTGGAAGCCGCCGAAGCGATCCTTTACGCCGACGACGGCGCGGACGAAGTTGTTAAAGAATTCGTGAAGGGAGAAATCAAGCTGGGCGTGAACGATCTGCTTCCGGCTGACCTTGCGGCGCTTTTGGGGCAGACGCAGGACATCGACAACGTGGTTTACGCTTCCGGCGACGACGAAGCGCCGTACTTCGCAATCGGCTTCCGCGCAAGGAAGGCGGGCGGAACGTATAAATACATTTGGCTTTACAAAGTCAAATTTTCCGTTCCGGACGAAACCTACAACACGAAGGGCGACGGGATCGAATTTTCCACGCCGGAAATCGTCGGGCAGTTCGTCAAGCGCGACGACGGCTTGTGGAAGGCGGAACACGTTTCCGAGCCGTCGAACGACGTTGCAAAGGCTTGGTTTACGGCAGTACGTGAACCGAACACGAACGCGGCATAACAAAACGGAATACAGAAAGGGGGCAAAGGCGGGAAGCAGAACGGGGCTTCCCGCCTTATTACTTTATGAGCGCAATTAAAGACGGGCGTTTCCCAATTATGCTGGACAAGGAAAGACACCTTCTTTTCAGCTTGAACGCGATCGACGAAATGCAAGACAAATTCGACGGCTTTGATCGCCTTGACGAAGTGCTTTCCGGACGGGACAGCATTAAAAATCTTCGCTGGCTTCTGACCGTGCTTTTGAACGAGGGCGCGGAAGAGGGCGAACCGGAGCTTACCGAAAAACAGGTGGGCAAGATGATCCATACAGGCAATTTCGCCGAAGTGAAGGACGCGATCTTCAAGGCGTTTTCGATGGGCAACAACGGAACGGAAGAGCCGCCCGCCCGCGACGATGAAGAGGACGGCGACGACGAAGAGGACACCGAAGAGGGAAAAAACACACAGGCGGGCGGGGTTTAATCGACCTTGCCCGCCTTCTTTATATCGGCGTAACGCTTTTACGGTGGAGCGAAGCCGAAGTATGGCGAATGACACCGTACAAAATTTTAACGATTTTCAGAATTCACCGTGAATTCAATCCGGATCGGTTCAAGCCCGATCCGAAAGAAGTTGATATTGACGACGTGTTGGGAGGGTTGTAAATGGCTAAAGAAGAGCAGATCAAAACGTCAATCGGCTTGACAGGCGAAAAAGAATATCGCGCAGCTTGCAGAAGCATAAATACTTCCCTTCGCGAAATCAATTCAGAAATGAAGCTGGCGACGGCGGAATTCGCAAACAACGCCAGCAGTTCCGAAGCGCTGACACGGAAACAAGAGATTTTGCAAAAGCAGCTTGCGGAACAGGCGAAGAAGGCAGAAGCGGCGGAAGCCGCCCTTCGCAAAATGCGGGAAGCGGGCATTGATCCCACCGATCCGGCGTATCAGAAAATGCAAACGAACCTAAACAACACGAAGGCGGAAATGGCGAAAACCGAACAGCAGATCAACAGCACGTCGAAAGAGCTTAAACAATCGAAAGTCGATTGGGAGAGCGTCGGCAATGTTGTGGGCAAAGTCGGAAAAGCCTTCGGAACGGCGCTTGCGGCGCTGGGTACGGCGGCGGTGGGTGCAGCTTCCGCCCTTGCGGGGCTGACCGTTTCCGCGTCGAATTACGCCGACGACATTTTGACAACATCGGCGAATACGCACATTGCAACGGACGATCTTCAAAAATATTCCTATGCCCTTAATTTCATTGACGGCGACTTGAACACGCTGACCGGAACAATGAAGAAGAATACACAGATTATGAGCAAAGCCCGCGACGGGAACAAAACCTACACGGCGGCTTATGAAAAGCTGGGTATCTCTATCACGGACACAAACGGGGAGCTTCGCAACGGGCAAGAAGTGTATTGGGAAGTGATCGACGCGCTGGGGAAGGTTGAGAACGAAACGGAGCGCGACGCGCTGGCAATGCAGCTTTTAGGCAAGAGCGGGACGGAGCTAAACACGATCATTGACGCGGGTTCGGAAGCCTTCAAAGACTTGGGCAACGAAGCCGAAGCGATGGGCTATGTTATGAGCGACGAAGCCGTTTCCGCGCTGGGTTCGTTTAACGATAAATTGCAGCAGCTTAAAGCAGGAATGACCGGATTAAAGAATTCGGCGGCTTTGATCGCCCTTCCCTTCCTTGACGATTTGGCAAGCAAGGGCGTTCCGATCCTTGCGGAATTCTCGAAGGGCATACAGGAAGCGAACGGCGACGTATCGAAGATGGGCGACGTTATCGGGCAGGGGCTGGCGGACGTTGTAAATCTGATCGTCGAGAAGTTGCCGGAGTTCGTCGAAATGGGCGTAACGCTTGTTTCTTCGCTGATCGAAGGCATTGTGCAGAACGCGCCGACGATCGCTTCGGCGGCGGTGCAGATCGTCGAAACGCTTGTAAACGGGATTGCGACGCTTCTTCCCATGCTGATTGAAGGCGCGGCGCAGTTGATCGTGGGGCTTGCGACGGGGCTGGGGCAATCCTTGCCGACGCTTATTCCGACGATTGTGGAAGTTGTCTTGCAGATCGTTCAAACGCTGATAGACAATATCCCCATGCTGATCGACGCGGCGTTGCAGCTTATCACAGGGCTGGCGCAGGGCGTAATAAACGCGATCCCCGTTCTTGTCGCAGCGCTTCCGCAGCTAATAACCAGCCTGATCGACGGTTTGCTTTCCGCGATCCCGCAAATCATTCAAGCCGGAATTGATCTGCTTGTTTCCCTTGTCGCAGCACTTCCGGAAATCATAACGGCGATCGTCGAAGCAATCCCGCAAATCATAAACGGGATCGTAACGGCGCTTATGGAGAATATACCGCTTATCATTCAAGCGGGCATTGATCTTCTTGTCGCGCTGATACAGGCTTTGCCGGAAATTATCGTTACGATCGTACAGGCGATCCCGCAGATAATCAGCGGGATTGTAAACGCGCTGATCGGGAACATCGACCAAATTATCATGGCGGGCGTTCAGCTATTCGTGGCGCTGATCGAGAATTTGCCGACGATCATTATTGAAATCGTGAAGGCAGTTCCGCAGATTGTTTCCGGTATCGTGCAAGCCTTCGCGTCGCTGGGCGGTGAGCTTATCAACGCGGGCGCAAATCTGCTTCACGGATTGTGGGAAGGCATTTCAAGCGCGGCTTCGTGGCTTTGGGACAAGGTAACGGGCTGGGCTTCTTCCCTTGTTGACGGTATCAAGGGCTTTTTCGGCATACATTCCCCGTCAACGGTTTTCGCCGAAATCGGCACGAACATGGGCGAAGGAGTGGGCGTGGGCTTCGGTGAGAGCATGGACGGCGTTTCGTCGGATATGACCGCCGCAATGGGCGGAGCGGGACAGCTTACCGCAGCCGAAGCGGTGCGTTCGGTAAACGACGGCATTATCGCGAATATTGAAGGGCTTTCCGGCGCGGTGAACGCCATTGTCGAGCGGGTTATAACGGGGCTGACCGCACAGGCGCAAAAGCTAAATCAAGCCGGACAGGACTTCGACAAGAATATCGCGTCCGGAATGATTGCGGCGATCCCGCAGATTACTTCAAAAATCCCGCAGATCGTGCAAAGTATCATTACGGCATTTACGGCGCAACATCAAAAATTTATATCCGAAGGCGAAAACTTCGACAAGAAGATCGCCGAAGGCATGGTGAAGGGCATTCCGCAGATCACGGGCAAAGTATCGCAGATCGTGCAGCCTGTTATTACGGCGCTTCGTTCTTTTATATCCGACTTCACAGCAGCGGGCGAAGATATGGTGCGCGGTATCTGGACGGGCTTTCAAAATATGTCCGGCTGGCTTGAAAGCCGCGTCCGTTCTATGATGAGAAGCATTGTGGCGGCGGTTCAATCCGAAATGCAGATCAATTCCCCGTCGAAGGTTTTTGCGGGGATCGGCGAATTCATGGCAATGGGGCTGGGTGAGGGCTTCGCCGCAGAAATGCGGAACGTCGAAAGCACGATCCGCCGCGAAACCGCGAACGCCGTTCCGGAGCGGGACACCGGAGCGGGACAGAGAACCGACCGCAGGGCAGCGCCGACCGTCGAGGTGGTACAAAACATCTATGCGAACGAAACGAGCTACGCAAAGCAGCAGCGGGAAGCGGCGCGGCAGTTTAGGCAGATCGCGCGGGAGGTTATGGCATGAGAATTCACGAAAAATTGACCTATACGAACGAGCGCGGGGAAAGCGTCGAGTTTTCCCCCGCTTCTTTGTATCACGTAAACTTCAAGGACGTAAAAGGGCTTTCCGACGTGCGGAACGCAATATACAGCACAAACAGCATGGGGCAGGACGGCGACACGTACTTGGGCTATCGGATCGAAGCCCGCGATATTGACATCGTGGGGCATATCAAAGAGCGGGACAAACAAGCGGCGCAGACCTTGCGCCGGAATATGAACAGGATACTAAATCCGCAGTACGAAGCGACGTTGACGTATGAGTTCGGCGACCTTAAACGGGTTATCGGGTGCAAAATAAACGACGCGCCGATCTTCACGCGGAAGCCGATTTTCGAGCAATTCGCCGTCAATCTGTCTTGCCTTAATCCCTTTTGGCGGGAAGAAGCGGAAACGCGCGAGGATATAGCAACGTGGATCGGCGGCTTTGAATTCCCCGTTCCGGACGGGTTAGAGCTTGCGGAAGGCTGGGAAATCGGCTATCGCCAGCCGTCGCTGATCGTAAACGTGTTCAATTCCGGCGACGTGAAAAGCGGTATCCGGATCGAGTTCCGCGCGCTGGGCGTGGTGAAAAATCCGGTTCTTCTGAATGTTGACACGCAGGAATTTATAAAGCTGAACATTTCGCTTGTAGCGGGCGACGTTTTAACCGTTTCCACCGGATACGGTGAAAAAGCGGTGAAGCTGAAACGCGGCGGCGTAACGACAGACGCTTTCCGTTATCTCGACGTTGACAGTTCATACTTGCAGATCGCCGTGGGCGACAATCTCTTCCGGTATTCGGCGGATACGAACGCGGAAAATCTCGAAGTATCCATCTATCACAATAACTTGTATTTGGGGGTGTAGCATGGAATTATACGTCTATAATCGGACAATGACGCTTCAAGGGATCGTCGAAAAAATATCTTCGCTGATCTGGACGCGGCGCTATTGGAGTTGCGGCGAATTCAAATTGCTTGTCCCCTTCACCGAAGAACACGCCGCCTTACTTGTGAAGAACAATATCATCATCAAGCGCGGCGGCAAGGAAGCGGCAGAAATCAAGTATATTCACATTACGAAGAATTCGCAGGGGCTGGAGGAAATCGAGGTTCAAGGCAAATTCCTTCTTTCGTGGATCGGAAAGCGCATTTTGACAAATCAGATCATCACGAAGGACACGACGCAAAACATTTTGTATGCGATCGTGCGGCAGACTTGCACAGCGGCGGGCAGCAGCCGGAATATACCGAATTTCAGCATTGCCACAAACGACGCGGACACAGGAAGCGGGCAGATCGACTATACTTCCGAAGCGTTCATCAACGCGCAGCTTGCAGCAGAAACGGCGGCGAAGGCGGCAAAGCTGGGAATGCGCGTCGTTACCGATCCGCGCACGGGCAAGCATACGTTTTCAGTTTACAAGGGGCGCGACCTTACGGCGGACAACGCCGCAGGAAACGCGCCTTGTATCTTTTCGCAGGAATTCGACAACATCGTGGAACAGGAATACACGAACAGCGTTGAAAACCTTAAAACGACGGCTTACGTCGGCGGAGAGGAAAAAGAAGGCATTGCGCGAAAGGTTGTGGAAGTCGGCGGCGCAGCAGCAGGGCTGGAGCGTGAAGAGGTATTCATAAACGCCACCGACATTGTGCAGGAATACGAAAACGAAAGCAAAGTGAAAATCACGCTGACCGACGCGCAGTATTTGGCGCTTCTTTCGGCGCGCGGCGCGTCGGAGCTTGAACAATACGCCGAAACGCTGGCGTTCGGCTCAAAGATCAACACGAACGCAAATCTTCAATACGGCGTTGATTACGGCTTGGGGGATCGTGTTACCTGTATCAATAAGCGCTGGGGGGTTCGCATTGACGTTCGGATAACGGAAATCGCGGAAACCTACGAAACCAGCGGCGAAGAAATAGATATTACCTTCGGCGAGAGTTTGCCCGCGCTATTGACGCAAATTCGGCAGATCACAAAGTAAAGGGGGCTTCACAGCATGGAAAAATCAAGTTTTTTCAATAGCGTTTCGCACGATCGGACGTACAAAGCGGAAGATTGGGCGGAATACTTCGCTTCGTTCATCGGGAACGGAATTTTCCCCGTCCCTTCGACGGGGCTTCAAGTTGTAGCCGGAAGCGGTATGAACGTAACTGTCCGAGCGGGCAAAGCGTGGATCAACGGTTATTTCTATCAGAACACGGGCGATCTTACCGTACAGCTTGCGACGGCGGACGGGCAGTTGAACCGGATTGATCGTATTGTCGTTCAATGGAATTTGACAAACCGGACAATCACGACGAAAGTTAAATCTTCGGGGTTCAGCGCTTCCCCGTCCGCGCCAGCGGTGCAGCGGGACGCGGACATTTTCGAGCTTGTGCTGGCGGACGTATTTGTGGCGGCGGGCGTTACCGCAATCACGCAAAGCAGGATCACGGATCAGCGGCTGAATACTTCGCTTTGCGGGGTTGTCGCCGCCGTCGTGGATCAGATCGACACGGCAGCTTTCAACGCGCAGCTTCAAGCGTGGTTCGCGGAGTATGAAAGCCTTTCCGAAGAACAGTACAATTCCCTTGCGTCGTATATGGCTTCCTTGAAGCTGCAAGGAAACGTACAGTACGACGCATTCGAGCAGCACATGGCGGATTTTGAAACACAGGCGGAAGCAGACTTCAACACGTGGTTTGACGGACTGCAAGCCGTGCTTGACGAAAACGCCGTCACGAACCTAACAAACATCACGAACGCGCTTGACGCGCGCGTGGACTTACTCGAAGCCGTGCTTTTCAACGATATTACCGAAAATCCGTTTTTGATCCTGTTTGCCGATCTTGACGGTATCACGGCGACGGGCGTATGGAACGCCGCGTTACAGCGGATCGAATGTTGACGCGGTACGCTTGCACGGCGGCGGAATTGTCGTGCATTATCGGGAATATCTTTGCGGAGCTTTCCCCGCCGTGCGAAGAATGCGGCGCGGAGCGGGTAACGATCACGGGAACAACGGTAACAGGCAACGCGGCGACGCTGACTATTACCGACGCGGGCTTCGATTTTGAAGGGTGCGCCGCTGATACCGACGCGATCGCGGAAATGCGGAAAGGACGGTGCATTTATGCAAAGACCGGAGCGGGAACGCAAAGAGCCGTCCGAATTCAATGTGATTGTGAAGGCGAAAGACCTTGCAAAGCACACTTTCACGATAACGAATTCGACAGAACGCTTCCCGAAGAAATACCGCTTCACGCTTGTAAACAGGATACAGGATAAAGCGGTTCAAATTTACGAATGCGTGATCGAAGCGAACGAATTAGACCTTCGCGACGCGCAGGAATTCAGAGAGCGGCAGAAGCTGCAAGCAAAGGCGCTGACCTATTGCAAGGAGCTTCTATTTTTCATAGAGCTTTCGCAGGAAATGGGCTTTATATCAATGAACAGTTGCGAATATTGGAGCAAATTTGTTCTTGACGCGAAGTACATGACGACCGCGTGGAAGAAGCGGGACAAAACGAGGGCTTGAAAACCGTTTCGGGGTACATCTTGTTACGCCTAATTCGTCGAACGCCTACAACGTCCGCAACGTCAACACGGACGGCACGTTGAACAACAACAACGCTTACAACGGGAACAACGGCGTTCGCCCGCTTCGATGGATAACGCGATCGAGTAGCCGAAAGGCGAAAGCAGAATACCATCATCAAAGGAAGGTGTATCCCGTCGCCGCTATCCACGGCGGGGACAAATACAGGATCGCCGATACCGGAGCATACCGCGAAAGCGGCTGGCAAAGGTTACGAAACAGCGAGGATATTTTTATTATGACAGAGTTTGAAAAGATATACAGTTTTGAAAGCCTGTACAATGCCTACCGAAAGGCGCGGCAGGGCAAGAGGTGGAAGGGAGCGGCGGCAAAGTTTGAAGTAAACCTTCTTGAAGCGCTGAACCTATTAAGCTATCAGCTACGAACAAAACGCTATACCATGTCCCCGTACAACACGTTCGAGGTTTACGAGCCGAAGAAGCGCGTCGTTATGTCGAACAGCTACAAGGATAAAGTGGTTCAACACGCGCTTTGCGACAATGTGCTTGAACCGATCTTGACGCGATCGTTCATACGCGACAATTACGCTTCACAGGTGGGGAAAGGTACGCACGACGGGCTGGGGCGGCTTCAAGAGTTCTTGCGGAGGTTTTACCGGAAGAACGGTGTTGACGGCTGGATTTTGAAGGGCGATATATCAAAATACTTCTATTCGATCCGGCACGACGTTTTGAAAACCTTAATCCGCGAGAAGATAACCGATCCGGACGTTTTGTGGCTTGTCGATCTTATCATCGACAGCACGGAAGGAAACGTCGGAATACCGATCGGAAATCAGACTTCACAGCTTTTCGCCCTTCTCTACCTTGACGGGCTGGATCATTTCGTCAAAGAAAAGCTGGGTATCAAGTATTACGGGCGCTATATGGACGACTTCTTCTTGATCCATGAGGATAAAGAATACTTGCGGCATTGCCGGAAGGAAATTGAAGCGTTCGCAGCAGCGCGCGGGCTTTCGCTGAATGCGAAAACGAACATCTACCCATTGAAGAACGGCATTGATTTTCTTGGCTTTCACACGTACTTGACGGACACGGGAAAAGTGATCCGGAAGGTGCGCCGCCGAAGCAAAAACAACATGAAGCGGAAGTTGAAGAAGTTTGCCGGACTGAAAGCGGCGGGAAAGATCGACC